CGGGCGATCGCCCGCGCCAGGGCGAAGGCTTCACCGCGGAGCGTGTTCTGGTTGACGCGCGCGCGGGGCGCGTGAAAATGCCGCTGCACCCAGCCGAGGAGGGCATCGACTGGCGGCATGCGCGCGCCCGCGCGGCGGCCGAACTCGACGAAGCGTCCGTAGCGCACGTCGGGTCCCACCTCCCCAACCAGACTCGGATACGTCCCCGTAATCCGACTGTTGATGCTGCCCGCCAGGCGGCGCGTGTCCTGGCGTACGTTCTGACGCGCGTCGGCTTCGATCAGCAGCAGGCTGGCCTGCAGCGTCAGCCGCATGTCGCGCTCCATCTGCTCGGGCGTGAGCTGCAAGCGCCTGAGAAAGGCGTCCCACTCGGGTCCGAGCTGCACGCTCACACCAGGACCCAGGTCTCCAGCGCGGGCCGGCCCGAGCCGCCGACCGTGACGTAGTTACTGAGCAGCGAGGCGATATCGGGGTCGACCGCCTGCAGTTGCGCGAGCTGGCCGGTCTGCGGCGCTTCCCACAGCGAAAACGGCGCGCTCGGCCGATGGAAGAACCGATTGGCCAGGATGATGTTGGCTTCCTTGACGCCCGCCGGCACCGTGGCGCCATAGCCCCAGGTCCCGGTGACGCGGACCTGGTAGCCCGGCTGGAACCAAACCGTGGATATCGGCTTGATGCGGATCTGCAGGTAGCCGCCGTTGCCGGGCAGCAAAATCAGCGGATACAGGTCGTAGTCGGTGGCCGGCAGTTGTTCCGAGAACGTGGCATCGCCGTGCTGGTCGATTTCCACGAGGCTGACGCTCTGCACGTCGGGCACGTCCAGCACGTCGTTGTCGTAGGCCAGGAACAGTTTGGGCGACGCGCTGGTGTCGACGGGACTGAAGGTGCGTCCCGTGTAGGAGACGATCCAGTCCGCGGCGGCATCCAGCGCGCGCTGCAGGTCGACATCCGACGTGGTGTCGGTGATGCCGATGGCTTCCTTGAACTCGGCGAGGGTGACGAAGCTCACGCGGGCGGAACGGGCTCCGGCTCGGGCTCCGGTTGGGGCTCGGGCTCAGGATCGGGTTGCGGTGGCGGATTGGGCTCGTACTGCATCTAGGTGACTCCAGTGACACGCGCAAAGGCGGTCGGCCGCCACACGATGAACGCGGCGCGGAGCTCGGCCAGGATCGTCTGCATGTTCCTGATGAAGTTGTCATTCACCAGGCCGACGCGGATATTCGACTGTTCGCGATCGAACAGCGTGCAGCCCATGGCGAAGTCGCCGACGAGCGCCGTGCCCTGCGGGATCGCCTCGGATTCGACCACCGGCAGACCCCAGGCCGTGTTGGCGCCAGTCATGCTGGGCGGACCCATCATGTAGCCGCCGAGTGTGGCTGAGGCGACGTTCTCGCGCGATAGCCTGGCCGTCTGCCAGTTGTACGGGTGCATGACGATGGCGTTCGGCCGCGCGTGCCCAACAACCCGCACCATCGTGCGCGCCTTGAAGACGGCATCCAGCGTGCTGTCGGTGCCGAGTGGCTGGTTGCCGATGCCGGCGTTCAGGATACCCGTGAAGTTCTCGCCCGTCCCATCGCCACTGACGATCTGCGTTTCCAGGGTGAGGGTCAGGCCGAGCAACAGGCGCGAGTTGATGATGCCGCGGATCTGCGGCGCGTCGTTCAGGGCGTTGTTGGTGACCGGGATCCAGTGCGCCATCGTGTGCACGTTGGTGGTCATGGCCTGATACGTCAGCGCCGACTCGGGCTTGGTGCCCGTGGTGCCCGTCGAAACGGTCGCTTCAGGCGTGGGCGCCGCGGCGTTGGTGAAGGCGGTCTCACGCACCCACTCGACCACGTTGGAGTCGGTGCCCAGGCGTGGGATCAGGTCCAGCACGTTGATCTCGCGCTGCAGAATGCTGACGACGCCGGGCTGGATGTCCGGGAAGACCATCGCGCCGGCCGAGCCGCTGCCCGAGTTGATGATCGTTTTCTGCTCCAGCGCCCGCTGCCAGCTAATCAGGCTCGTGCCGTTGGCCAGCATGACAGCGAACTCGTTGCGGTGCAGCGATGACTCGAACCTGCCGGATTTTCTGAGCTGATTCCACTCGGCCGAGCGCACGAACTGATCGCCAGGGCTGAGCAGCTGCGGGGCCTGGTTGTTTGGTTGGACGTGGTTGTTCTGTGGGCGCGAGTACAGGTCCAGGCCGCTCGAGACACGCTGTTTGCGGTCCAGCGCATCGCGGAGCCGGCCCTCGTATTCGACGAGCGCATCGACGGTCAGCAGGTGGCGTTTGACCTGGTGCTCGTCCTCGGCGTCGGTGATCAGACCGTCATAGCGGCGCTCGATGGCCTCGGCTTTCTCGTACTGGTCTTTGAGGTTGGCCTGCACCTCGGCCAGCACCATGTTGCCGATCTGTTCCTTGGTAAACAGGGGCTCGGGCTTGTAGGTCGATTCGACGGTTCCATTCGTGCTCATACGGGCTCCAGGAGGTGCAAGCGCTCGAGACGACGGCGAGCAATGCCGAGTCTCAACGCGGTGACGGTGGGCCCGGTAGCAACGGGCAGATCTGCCCGCGCCGCCGCCTTGATCGCGGTGACGCGGGCCTCCTCGTTCATCGGCAGGGAGACGAGGGAGATCTCGAGCAGGTCGACGGCGCTGAGCTGCCGCACGCCGTCTGGGGTCAGGCTTTTTTCGGACGGCAGGTAGCCGATCGACATCGAGTCGATGGCGCCATCCTTCAGCAGTTGATAGGCGTCCTGACCGCGGGCGGTCTTGCTGAGCTTGAACTGACCATGCAGGCCGCGGTCGTCCTCTTCGAGGTCGACGACTTTGCCAATAGGCTCGGTGATGTCGTGCTGCCACAGCAGCTTGGGTACGCGCCGTGCGAGAGACTTCCGGAAGGCGCCGCGCAGGACAACGTCACCACCCTCGTCGACGTTGCCGAAGGTGCTGGCGTAGCCGCTGAACGACCAGCCGTCTTCGCGCGCCTTCACCTCCTCGAGCTCGAAGGTGACTGCTTTGTAGTCCACGCCGCGACCCCACCGCGCACTGGGGCTCGGCGGCCCTCTCGCGCAGCTAGGGGCTCTGCGGCCCTCGACGACTACCTGGCCGTAGTTTGGGGCTTAACTTTCTTGGGGTCAAGATGCACAACTTTGAGGCCCATGCACGTGCGGCATACGGTCTTGACGTTGCCGGCGGGTGCATCCGACTGAAACAGCAGCCGATTGCACTGGGGGCAGCGATAGTCCTTCACGCCGCAACTTGCCTGTAGCACTGGATGATGCGACTCCATGCCCGCGGCCACTCGAGCACGTTGGTGCTCAGAGCGTGTTCGGTCGCCACCCGTCGCCGCTGGGCTTTCCAGAGCCGGCGGCGCAGCTCGCAGTCATCGACCAGCTCGAGCAGCGCGTCGGTCCATTCGGCGGCGGTCTCGGCGACCAGCGCGTCCTGTTCGGGGGCGACGACAGGCCCGTACAGGGTGGGCGAGACGACCGAGACCGCGCCGGCCAGGGTGAACTCCCAGAGTTTGATGGGTGTCTTGCAGCGGTTGAAGTGTGACGGCGCCACGCTACAGCACGCGATGTCAACGTTCTTGAGTCCGCGCGGGTAGTCGGCGGCGCGCATCCAGGGGATGACGTACAGCCGCTCGGCCGGCACGGCCTGGGCGAGCTCGGGGGTGACGAAGCCCTGAATCACGAAGTTCACGTGTGGACGTGTACGCGCAATGGTTGCCCAGGCTTCGGCGACCGGCAGCAGGTCCTCGGCGTAGCGCGTCCCGCCAGCCCAACCGATCGTGAGTGGCGGCACTGCGCGCGGACTGCCGCGCAGCACGCGACGGAACCAGGCCACGTCAATGGCATTGGGCACCACCTCGACCGGCACGTCGGTGTACTGATTGACCACCTCGGCGAGCGTCTCGCTGCTGGTGATGACGCCGTCGCACAGTCGGACGGCCGCGATGCGGTCGCGACGATCCTGCTCGAGCCGCTCGAGCGTTTTGGACTGTTGCAGTGTGGCGTGCAATCTGGCCTCGATCTGTGGCGATAGCAGGTCGTCGTCGAGGTCGTAAATCACAGCCAGGTCAGTGCGATGAAGTGAATCGATGAAGGCGCGCGCGTATCGCTGGTCCTGCCATGACAGCCGCGGCAGGATGACCGCCTCGAGCCGCGTGGCCGCCAGATAGGTCCATTCCGAGGTGCCGAGGCGGGGATCGTCCTTGGAGCACCACCAGGCCGCGTAGCCGCGGTGCTCGAGCTCGGCGAACGGGAGCCAGACGCGCCAGAGCGTGCAGCCATCCTCTTCGCCGGTGAGCGCCAGGACGCGCGGCCCCTTGATCACTTGCGCCGCTTTTTGACGCGGGTCGGCAGCTTGCCTTTATTGGCGAAATGATGCCGTCTGACCCACGCGTGCCCGAACTTCCAGTTCAAAAACGCGCGTTGTTTCTGGGACCTGGCTGGCATCAGATCACTCCTTCCCGCACGACGGGGACGACGACCAGCGTGCAATTGGGATGGTTCAGTTGTGGACGATCGGTAATGGGAACCACGGTGTTGTTGCGCGCGCAGCAGGCCTCATCCCACTCGCAGCCGTCGATGATGCGCACGTGGTCGACCAGGCCGCTGGCGGCGTAGCGGTTCAGCGCCGACTCGTTCTGCGCGTGCTGCAGCTCGGTGCGCGCGATCATGTCGGCGCGGCCCTTCCAGGTCTCCGAGTAGAGCCCATCCACGCCGTGGTAGCCGATGTCGGCGCGACCGTGGGCGATGTCGTACGTTGAGAGTCCGAGCGCCTGCCCTACCCGCAGTTGCTCGGCGATGTTCTGGCGCGTGGTCTCATCAATGCGGACCACGCGCTGGGCAGCGTCCCTGAGCAGGGCGTTGACGTCGGCGTCGTGCACGCGGAACTGCTCGTCCATGCCGAACAGGCGAATCAGTGCCGCCTGCACCGCGGTGAGCATCTGCAGGTAGCGCTGCTCGAGAATGGCGTACAGCCGCGCCCGCTCGTCGTCCGAGTGGTAGATCTCGTTGACGTCAGGCACCAGGGTGTCTGCCTAGGGGACCCATCGTATTGACCCACGGCACGTATTTTCCGTCTTCGCCGATCACCATGATCCCGGAACGGCTGATGAACCGAGTTCTGCCGCCAAGCACAAATGACTGACAAGTGCACACTCTGCAGTGGTGATCGTCCTCGTCGTGGTCGTCACCGCGATGTCGGCACATACAGACCTTCCACGGGAGCATCGCTGGTCTATCAGGCATGCCGTTCCAGTTCGCGCGTGACGCGCTGGTGTTGGCCGGCGAAGTATCGATTGAGATCCTCGGTGGTGCCGGGCGTGCCGAGCGTGACCAGGGCCTGCAGCACGTCGGGCAGCATGCTGGTGGCCTGCTCGGGCGTGAGTGGCTGCTGGGATTGCTTGGTGCCGGGCAAGGCCGTGTCGGATTCCCCTTGCTGCGTTTCGGTCCCAGGCAGCGGCTGCTGCGCGGGTGGGAAGCCGGCGAAGCCAGACGGCGCGGCGGGCTCGAGCTTGTCCATGTCCGGCGGCAAGCCGACGTCGGTGCGGGCTTCGTTGGGTCGCACCCAACCGGTCTTGACGGCCGCATCGAGCCGCTTCCATTTGGCGTCCTCGTCCTCCTGGAAGGCGCGCAGGTCGGTCACGTCGAAGGCGACCTGGATCTTCGGATCGCTGGTGAACTCGGGCGTCAGCTGCATATTCAGCGCGGCCGCGTCGAAACCGTACAGCGGCATCAGCGTCAGCTCGGCGAACATCTCGCGCGCCTCGCGGAAGTTGGCGTACGTCGAGCGGTCGAGCCCCGCGCCGAGCCCGGCAATGATGGCCGGCACACGCAGCACCGCCGCGATGCGCTCCTCGGGGATGCGGTGCAAGGCCTTCATGTCCATCTGTTCAGGACTGAAGCCGTAGGGTTTCGCCTCGGCGCCACCCATCAGCACGCCGGTGCGGCCGCGGTTGTTCTGAGAAAAGCGCTCCTCGAAGCGCGTTTTCATCTCTTCGGCCTGTTCCATGGTGATGCTCGAGTCCTGGGGTACCTGGATGAGCATGCCGATGGTGCCGCCATTTTCGAGCATGCTGGTTTGCCACGCGTGGGCCTGCTCGTCGCCGGCGACCTCGCGCACCAGGCGCGCCAACGGCGAGACGCCGAGGCGGTGGTCGCGGTCGTCGATGCCCAGCCGGAAGTGGACGATGTCTTCGGGCGGGATCAATTCAGGCTGCTGGTGCGGGTCGAAGGTGTAGGCGTAGTACGAAATGAAGATGCCCGACAGTGCGTCTTCGCGCAGCAGCACCGGCACGATATTCAGTGGTGAGATCGGCCACAACTGGACGACGTTGCTGCCGGGTCCACCGGAGCGGATTTTGCGCCAGTAGGCGTTGCCGTAGATGTGTTTGCTCCACTGGGTCCACCACCACAGATCTTCGCGGCTGATGTACGGATTTGGCGTATCCAGGATCTGCTGGAGTGGATGGTCCGGTATTTCGTCTTTCTGCCCCGGTTTGCTTTCGCGGTACACCTTGCACTGCGCCTCCGGGTAGGAGACACCGATCGCGTTCAGACACGCGAAGACCGCCGAGTTAAAGTCCTCCTGGTGCCACGCCTGATAGGTGAGGCCTTGCGTGCCGGGGCCGGAGACGAGCGTGCCCAAGCGGATCGCGTCATACACACTCGGATTGGTGGAGACCGCCGGCGGAATGTAGTCCTGGTAGTAATAGATTTTTTGCTGGAGGACCGGTTGCACCGGCTGCTCCACCGGTCGGTCGCGGCGCACCGGGTGTGTGAAACGATCCAGCAAACTCATATAAATCGGACCTCCGCACCGCCCAGCATCAATTCGGTGATGGCCCAGACGCGCGCATCCAGCCGGTCTGGACTGGGATCGCCCGAGTCGGGCACCCAGGAGCACAGCTGGTCTTCGAGGATGGGCATGCCGGCGCCTACATGGTGTATTTTGCCCTGCTCGTCAAGAGACGCCACGGGCTCGGCGCGAACACGCTTGCCGCGGCTCGCCGTCACGAGTTTGATCGGCAGGCCAGGCTCGACCGAACGCAGCGTGGAGGCGACCATGTCGCCACCGAAGTTCTTCTCGGCCAGCAGCCGATCGGCGCCGAGCTCGTGGTACAGCTGCACCGCGCGACGCGCCCAGCGCTCGGGAGATAGCCGCTCGGACACGTCGCGCAGGATGTAGCCGTGGCCGTCGGCCCCTTTGGCGGCCGCGATGATGCCGCATTCCGCGTGCCCGTCGGTCTCGCCACCGGACGGGTCGATGGCGACGACGATGCGCACCAGGTCGGGGGCGTGGGTGACACGGTTACGCTCGAGGTTCTCGCGCGTCCAGAGCGCCCCGGGCACGTCGTCCAGCCATTCGGCTTCGAGCTCCTGGCGGCCGAGGCGCGTGCCGCCGTAGCGGTCGTACAACCGGTTGCGGACCAGCTCCGACAGATGCGGATTTTGCATGGTGCTGGCGCGCGTCACGTGGGTGGTCGGCAGTTCGGACAGCGTGCGAACGAACGCCCGTGACTTGGGCGTGGTGGTGGCGATGGCGCGCGGATGCTCGCCCAGACGCAGACCGAATTGAGCTTGGAGCCAGGAGTCTTCGTTCCAGAGCGCGAGCTCGTCGGCCCACAGCATCGACCATTGAGGGCCGTTCCAGCGCGCCGGCTCTTCCGCCCCGAGAAATTTGACGTAACCGCCATTGCGATGGTGGGCCTCGCCGAGCGAGCGGTTGTACGACGTGAACTGATCCCGGGCGACGGTGATCAGGCCGGAGACGCCCTCGGCGCACACGTCGCGGACGTCTGCCGCGGTCGGGGCACCCACGCCGACGCGAGCCGCTGCACCCAGAGTCACGAGGTGCTGGAGTACGGCTTCGGCGCCGGCGCGGGTCTTCCCGGTCCCGCGACCGGCCAGGATCAACCACACGTCCCAGTCCCCGTCAGGCACTTTCTGATGCTCCAGGGGCTCCCAGTGCCGGCTCGTCGGGCTCAGGGGCTGGGCGAAGTCCGGCGAGAAGTCGAAGGACGGTATCGCGTTCGGCGACAACCAGTTGGGCAAGCTCGGCGGCGGGTTGTTTTTCAAGCCACTCCGGGCGAGCAGCGGCCTGTAGTTGAGCCGAAAGCGTGGTGACGTGCTGCGCGATGAGGTCGACAATCAGCTCACCCAGGTCGGGCCGCGCGCGCGTAGCGGTTCCATCCGTTCCATCATCGAGCTGGGCCAGCCAGTTGCCGATCGTGCCTTTGCTGAGGCCGTATTGTCGCGCAGCCTGGGCGATCGTGGTACCCGCCAAGACCGCGGCCAGAACCTGGGCTCGCAGCTCGGCGGGATGTTCGACGCCTCGGGTCACTGGCACGCTCGCATGGGCCGGATGCCGACCGGCAGCGGGTCGCTAGAGCCGGGACACACCGTCGGCAGACAATGGACTTTCCTGCCCTATTGAGCCCAACTGCCTGCCGACGCGCGTAGTTTACGCCTGATGCGCTGCAGCGTCCCCATTCCAATACATCGGCTGTGTAGGTGCCTCGGGCGTCGGAAGTGCCGGCATGTTCTTGACGGCTACCTTAACGAACCGTGTGACGACGCTCTTGTCTTGGCTACCCATCAACTTATAGATATCTGCGGTAGGGATATCTCCCTCAATGACCACAAGCTGTCTATAAGTGACAAGAGTGCGCCCATTCTCGTGGTCGATCTCGATGCCAGACTGCTTGCTGGTAACAACTGGAGTCTGAAACTCTGCCATTGTCTGCCGATCCTTTCGGGTGTCCAGTTTACGCGTGCCTCAACCGCTCGGCCACAGCGGCATTCCAGTACTCCATGAACCGATCATGTTCGGCATCTTTTTTCGCCACGATCTCGGCTAGGTTGCCGCGTTCCATCTGGGTAATTTCCTCGTGGCAATTCCAGCACACGCTGATCAAGTCGAACAGCGGTTCATTCCGCCAGTGGCGATAGGTCAGGTGATGCACCTGGGTAGCTTTGGAGGTGCAGCGTTCGAGATGCGCTTGGCAATGGTACTTATCGCGCAACAGCACCGCTGACCGACGCTCGTCCCAAGCCACGGACGCCAGGTAACGATCATGCTCGGCGAGCCACTCGGGGCTAGGCTCACGCATGGAAGTCACTTAGATCAGCAGGTTCGTCGTGAATCTTGTGCCGCGGCGAGTCGAGGTGCTCGGCATACGAACCCGTGAAGACATCCGGGCAGAGTGGGCATTGCTGCGCGCCGTTCGGCAAGCGCTCCGGTGTTGGCGGCGGGCCATAGAGCGTGTTCAGAGCGTCGCCGATGGTGGTGGTGGAGGCGGCCCGAGGCGCAGCCTCGATGGGGCCGCCGTTGGTTAGGGGAGGGGTAGGGGTAGGGTGGGGCCGCGTAGCGGCCCCGGTACTGTTGTGTACGGTACGCCGGACGTCCACGCCTGCCTGCTCCGGATGTCCGGCGGATGTCCGCTGGACACGCTTCCGTTCTTTGTCTGCTTTGCGGCGCTCGACTAACCGCCCGGCGTAATCCATCCAGTCATGGATTTTGCATACGTGCGGCAGCTCGGCCGGCTCCACGAAGCCCACCTCCAGCAAGGCCTCCCAGAAGCGTGCCGGTGGACCATGCCACAGACACGCGCGCGCGACGACCGGCTGGTCAGCCACGCTCACCAATCCATCCGGTGCGTAATCCAACGCCCACCACCAGAGAAACTGCAGCAATCCGACGGCTTCAGGGACCCGAACTTTCAACAGCGCCGCGAGGCGGATGGTTTTGGGGTGGCGCCCGAGTGCCTGATGCGATTCGATCCATGCCATTGACAAGACCCGTCCTTGAATACATGGCTTGGTAAAAGGTCCTCCATTCGTCCCCTAGCGGTGTACCGCGCGCCTGATCGCGCCGTCGCTCCAGCCACTCGAGAGCCTCTTCGAGTGTCCGGTGAATAGGTTTGACTCGTCGGTTGCAGTGCTGACAGGACAAATACAGGTTGCTGAGTGTGTTGTCACCGCCGACGCAGCGGTCGACCAGGTGGCCGACATCCCAGCGTTTGCCAGCTGGCAAGAGACACGTCTGGCAGATGCCGCGGTCGCGGTCATACACGATCCGCCTCGTGGTCAGCCAGCCAGCCATCGCAGATAGCTCCGTTCATACTGGGAGGGGGACACCGGTTTGACGCCCCGACGTCGGTCATACCAATACTGGTGATAGGCGTTCATCACGCGCTTCAGCTCCGCACGCGCCGGCTTGCAGTCCTCCGAGCACTCGTCGCGGTCGAAGAGATGGATCGGACAGAACGCTCGGCTGGTCATAGCAACTTGGGCTGGCGCGAACGGGTGATGCGCGTGTGGTTCGGCAGGTGGCGATCCACGCCCAGGAACGTGGCCAGGGTCTCGCGACTGATGGCCGACAGATCGACCACGTCGTGCACGCCCGGGCAGTGCTGGATGCTGAGCATGGCGACGTTGTGCGTCGTGCCAAAGCGCGCCAGGTCCTCCTCGAGCGTCACCAGCAGAAACCTACCCACCGCCCTCGCGCGCGCGCTGCGCCTCCTCGTTCTCTTCGCGTCGCTTGCGATCGAACTCCGCCATCTCCGCCTTGCGCTTCGCCTCGGGCGTCATCTCCGGCTCCGGTTCGGGCTCCGGCGGGAGTGGAGCGTCGTCGTCCTCCTCACCGAAGATCCGGTCATACAGTCGCGCGTTGTGGGCGACGCTCTCCGCGCTGTAGCGCGCGCGTTCGTCCTCTTCGGCGGCTTCCTGCCAGGTGTGCGGCGTCTGCGCCGGCGCCGACAGTTGCGCCATCTGCCGCGGAAATAGCTTTC